TTCGTTGATGATGTCGCACAATCCAATAATCATGGCCATGTAGGCTTGGGGATTCTCAATCCCGTTGCGCTTGCAGGTTTCAACCCCTCGTTTCACTGCGTCCAATCCAACTTCGCGCCATGGCTCGTTGATAAAGTCGCTGATTTTGATATTGCTCATGGTTTCTCCGTAAGCGATTTGATGTATCGGTTCCTCTCAGCCGGTTTGGCGTCGATGATGTACTGTAAAGCTCCGCAAGCATTCACGCTCGCAGTATGTTCCCAGTCCTCTTTGTTGTCGTAGTACTCATGCCACCGCTCGCTGGGTGCGACGACAATCTGGCCGGTTCGATTGTGGCGGAACACGAATGCGGCAGGGCCGATGGGTACAATCATCTTCCCTCCAACCATTTTTCGAGGTCATGGAGTTCATCCACTTTGGCTTCGAGTTCTTTGATGCGGTCGTTGAGACGATTGAGTTCTCGCACGATGCCCCGTGGGCGTATGTCGCTCAGGAACTTACCTTCTGGAGTCTTGATGCTGAATCCATTCAGTGGAGGCATTCGTCGCAATACGATGTGGGTGTAGCGTTTCACGGCAACGGCCCTCCGTTCTCCCACAGCAGCAGATCGGCGCGGAGAGCGTCGTTCTCCTCCTCCAGCCGCTTGATGCGGTCTTGAAGCCGCAGGTTCTCCTCATCCAATAATTGCTGCTGCCGGATGATTGAGTTGGCTGCGTTGAGTTCGCGTTCGATCATCCTGATCCGCATCCCCAGATCGGCTACGTTGTGCGGTGTACTGTCTGATATTGGGGTGTCGCTCATTTACACTCCTTCCATTTGAACTGCGGTTTACCGCTCGCGTCGTTTGTGTAGTAGGCGGCTCCTGCGAGGATGGCTTCTTTTCTCAGTGCCGTGTCACCTCTGGTGAATCCTAAGATAATTCCGATGATGAACATGCTCACAGCAACTGCGCCTGTGAGTTTTGCTAAAGTGTCGTCGCTCATTTGCCCTCCCTCGCTTTGAGCATCGCGTCGGCGATGAGGTATGCCATTGCTGCGGAGTTATCCATGTTTTCATACCACCCCACTTCATTGATTGCCTTTGCCGCGAAGTAGTCGCGCATTGAAATACCATGGTAATTGATTGCTGGAGCAATTCCGTCCCATTGCGTTGTATGTGGAAACGCCGGTCCTCCGTCGTTGATTGGTTGGTTGCTCATTTAGTTTCCTCCATCACCCCGCACGGGAGCCATGTTTTACCGCCGTCGGTGGAGTGTTCGTATTTTTCACACCAATCCTTTCTGTTCTCTTCGCTAGATGTGCGGTCGATCAACCAACGTGTTTTGGGGTATTCACGACTCCTCGCCTGCATTCCCAGCGGAACCTCATCCGCAGTCCACGGGCGGAGAACAGGGGTGGGTTTGATGCGGTATTCTGTGTTACCCCAGTCCCACCTCGGTACATGGATCTTTACCCACATTTCGTAATACCAATGTTCCACTTCCTTCCCATCCACAAATGCCTGCATTACTTTGATTGCTTCTTTGGTTTCTTCGATATTCATTTCGCCTCCTGTCTCTTTAGATATTCACTGACCGCTTCATCTGCTACGTATTGTAGTTTGTATCCTTTCTTAACTGCGTACTCCTTCAGTCGCTTGTGAGTGTCGTCTGACACGACAAACATCTTGGCGACGGGACGTTTGGGTTTGGGTTTCATCGCCTGTGCTGTTTAATGATCTGGGCCACGAACCTGCGCTTGCAGCCGATGGCCCGGGCCACGGTGTCGGTGTCGGCACCGTTGTCCCACAGCCGGTAGGCCAGCTCGCTGTCGAAGGCCTCGACCGGCTGCGCCCAGTTCCTCGACAGTTCCCTGGCCTTGGGCTCCGGGAATGAGATCCAGCCCGCGGCCACGGCGCTGCTGATCGTCTTCTTGGTGATCACTTCAACCCCTCCGCAATCATGGCGTGCTCCAGGATCAGCACAGCGTCCGCGGTCTTCAGCGTAATCGTCAGCCTCGGCTGCCGTTGCTGCGCGATCTGCTTCAGGTGAGCCTTCCACCGGTCGCCGTGCGTGGCCTTGGTGCCTGCCTGGATGGTCTTCTGCCAGGTTTGCGGCGGCACCTCTATGGTGCGGATCTTCCGGCTGCTGATCAGTCCGTGCAGGAAGCCCACATTGCGCCCGAAGTTGAACATGGCAGACCCGGGAGCGCCCTTGCCGCCCACATATCCGCCGACCTTCTCGATGTAGACCACGTCGGACACACCCAGCCTGTCGAGCACCAGGTCGCGCACATCGGCGTCGGTGGCAGGCATGGCGTCCAGCGTCACACCGCTGGGGCCGTAGTGCGCCAGGCCGCCGGACAGGCCCGGGTCAATGGCTAAGATCCGTTTCACTTCGATGCCTTTCGGAGCCAGGCCTGAATCGCCTTGTCGGCCACCGCCTGCAGTTTGAGGCCGTAAGCGAGGCAGTAGTCGCGCAGGGCCTTGTGGGTGGTGGGTGTCACGTTGATGGTTTTTGGTTTCATTAAATTCAACCTGCGTCTTCAGTTTCACCTTTTGGCATTACGAACATTATTGAATCAACGGAAGCACACGAAGGTTTGCCGTGGCTTTTGTTTAACCAATTGTAAACTTCAATATACGCTCCCAACCCGAAACCTCGAATCTCTGACAATTGCCCAGCGCAATAAACATCAACTAGCTTCCCTACTGTGTTTATGTCATGCGACAATAGGTTGTTTGCTGTTCTTACAGACAATAATGGAAAAATATCAGAAGTAAGTATTCCATCTATCTTTAGTTTCCCATTCTCGCTGGTCCACGTTTTTCTTGTGTGATACCACTTTGTTAGTACTGTTGGTGTGCTCATTTCAAATGCTTTTCAACCTTGTTCCAGTAGGCTTGAGTTGCCGTCTTCTTCTTGTGTCCCTGGGGACCGCCGTTCCAGATCCGGGCCTGCTCCTCAGTTGTCTTGCCCTTGCCGTAGTGCTTCAGGTAGGCCTCGCACACTGCCCGGGCCGCCACCCGGTTGGTCATCTCGGAGTGCCGGTAGTTGCTGCCGGTGATCCGGTTGACATCCAGGACAACGGCCCTGTGGATCTGAAGGCAGCCGATGGCTCGGCCTTGGTCACCGATGGCCTGATCGTTGCCGCTGCTTTCGACGATGATGAGTGCGCTGATGAGGTTGGAGATGGTTGGCATTTGATTTTAGTAAAATCCATGTTGGTGTTAATCAGAAACATTGCCGCTTTAAATTTAAACGTAATTCCATGTTTATCACAGTATCGCTTTGTTTTAGACTTAGCTTTGTCGGGATGTGTAGCACACACTATAAAAAGCTGGCCTTTTCCATATACCTCAAAGACCCATTTTCCTCTGCTTGGAACCCAATACATAAATGATGTTTGGCTGTGCGCGTTGGCCAGTCGCGCCCCTGGGCGGGTGGTATTGGCCCCATCCGGGCCTAAAGTGTTGTTCGAATTTCAGATCTGATCGTTGATGATCTGACCGTCAGCAGGACCGCCGACCAAGGTGATCGTCGTATGTTGGAAGTCGCTGCCATCGTCGCCGCAGTACCAGCTCTTGCCATCGCAACTCCACCAGCCGTTCTCCTCAATGACGTAGGCTCCTTCGATGACGCAGGCGGCCTCATCCCAGACTGCGTTGAACTGAACGTTGGTGGTGGTGTTTCTCATGTTTTGCTTTGGTTTGCTGTTGTTGCTTTCGACGTGATCAAGATGGGCGATGCCTCGCCTTCCGTCTACAGAGAAAACCATTTTTCTGTAGATTTTGAAGAAAACCCAATGTTTACGCGGGTCAAACAGTGGTCACTTTTCTGCGGGCGCAGCGAACTTCAGGAAGAACTCGGCCTTCGGTCTGATGTGAATCGTGCCTGTCGACAGGCGCCGATAGACGATTGCCTGGCGTTTGGTCTCGGCCAACCTGAGCTCGGCCTCGGGATGCAGCACCTCGACCTCAATGGCCGGGTTGGATCGGTTGCGGTAGATCATGGCCAGCTCGTGTAGACCACGGTGCCCTGGCCGTTGGCGTCGACCAGCTCGACAGCGTTCACGCCCTTCAATTTGGCCAGTGCGGCCAGGAGCTGCGTGTCGTTGGTGGCATTGGCGATGCAGGTCGACACGATGTCCGCGTCGTCGTAGGAGGCCGACAAGTTCTCCTTGGTACGGTCGCGCCAGACGCGCACCACTCGACCGTTGGAGAGGTTCACGCGCCGCATTGATTCGACGCAGGGGAAGGAGTGTTTCATGGGGCCTTCAGACTATGTCAACGTGACAGATTTCCAAGTTGTTCCGTTGTGAATGTGCAGGGTGTTGCTGTTGGTGTTGAAGAACATAGGCACATTGGTCCCACTCACGTTGGTCGGCGTGCCCGATGGATTGCTGGATGCTGCCGGGATGTAGACAAACCCGTCGATCATCGAGCTGCCGCCAATCGGCCCAATGAAGTCGCCGCCCGACTGGCGGTAGCTCGCCCCCTTGATCAGCTTGCCGGTGGCACCATTGAACAGAACGAAGTCGCCATCCGTCGCGCTGCCGGGTCCTACCACGTCGCCGGTGCCAGTGCCTGTGGCTGCGATGGTGATCGTGCCGGAGCCGTTGGTGATGGTGATGTTTGTGCCCGCGGTGAGCTTTGCCCGGGCGAGCGTGCTCCCGATGCTCTTTCCGATGAGCAGGTCGCCGTCGCTGAAGACGTTGGACTGGCCTGTGCCGCCGTTGATCACGCCTAGTGTCCCGCTGACAGCAGATCCGCCCAGGGCAATCTGCGGCAGGTCGACGGCCTGGATGGCTGACATCTGCACCACGGTGCCGTTGCCTCGGAGGTAGTGCCCGTTGGTCGTTGCGCCGGCCAGGAAGGAGATGGCCGAGGATGCCGAGGTGCTACTGGTGCCGCCATTGGCCACACTCAGAACACCGTCGATGGTGATGGTGCCGGAGGCCGTCACTGGGCCTCCTGAAGTCGTGAGCCCGGTGCTGCCTCCCGACACATTGATGCTGGTCACCGTGCCCGCATTGCTGGTGTAGCCGTTGGGATTGCTCGCCGGGTAGGCTCCGAGGTTGGTGAGCGCATTGGCTGCGCTGGTGGCTCCGGTACCGCCATTGGCCACAGCCAATGTCCCGCCCAGCGTAATGGTCCCCGACGACGTGATCGGGCCGCCGGTGGTGGTCAGGCCTGTCGTGCCACCGTCCACGCCCACAGACGTCACCGAAGCCCCTGCGGCAATGCCGTCGAGCTTGGTGGCCTGTGCCGAGGTCATGTAGCCGTTCTGCGTGGTTGTAGCCGCCACCTGGCTGATCACCGGGGTGGTGCTGCCGGTAGCCACCGAGATATTGGCACCGCCCGAGGCCGACACGTTGGTCACGGTGCCGGCGTTGGCGGTGTACCCGGCCGGGTTGCTGTTGGGGTAGGCCCCGAGGCTGGTCAGGGCTCCGGCAGCCGTGGTCGCTCCGGTGCCACCGTTGGCCACATCCAGCGTGCCGGCCAGCGTCAGCGTGCCTGTGGTCGTCACAGGGCCTCCCGAGAAGGTCAGGCCTGTCGTGCCGCCCGAAGCGTCGACCGACGTCACAGAACCGGCAGCAGTCGACGACAGCGTGGTGCCAGACATCGACAGGCCGGTGCCTAGGCTGATCTCCTGGGCGACCCCAGCACCGGCACCGGCACCGCGGCCCAGCAGTCTCGAGGCGGCCGAGATGTCTTGGATCTTGGCGTAGGTCACCGCACTGGTGGCGATTGTCTGGGCCGTACCACCGGCAGCCTTGGTGACGTCCCCGGTGAAGGCACTGGTCTGGATGCCGCCGGAGCCTGTGAACTCCACACCGCCGCCGACAGTAAGCTCCTCAACGTTGCCCGTGCCGGCACTGTCGCGCCCGATCAGCCTGTCGGTGGCAATCTGCTGCACCTTGGCGAAGGTTACCGCATTGTTGGCAATGGTCGCAGCGAAGGACCCCGTGCCAGACCCGGTGACATCCCCGGTCAGCGTGATCGTCTGGTCGCCGGTGTTGCTGCCCGACAGGTTGCTGCCGGTAACCGTGCCCGAGGCAGCCACCGAGGTCGGGGTGATGGCACCCAATGCTACGGTCAGGTTGGGTGTGCTGGTCGCATTGGTGACCGTACCGCTCACGCCGTTGGCATTGGTGAACCCGAAGGACGTCACCGTGCCGGTGTTCGACGTGTAGCCATTCGGATTCGACGCAGGGTAGGCCCCCAGGCTCGTCAAGGCAGCCGCCTCAGTGGTTGCCCCAGTTCCGCCTGCCGACACGGCTACAACCCCTCCAAGGGTGATTGTGCCGCTGCTGGTGATCGGGCCGCCCGAGGTCGTCAGGCCGGTCAGGCCGCCGGAGACGTTGACACTGGTCACACCGCCGCCGGTGGGGCCAGCAGGGCCGGCAGGGCCGGTGGGGCCAGCAGGCCCTTGCGGACCCTGCAGACCGCCGGCACCGAGGGGCTTGGTGGCTCCGGTGTCGAGCCGGGTGATCTCGCAGACCGTGTAAATCTCATCAACCCCGGCGATCGAGGAGTCGGTGCCAAGGTGCGATGCGCCGCTGCTGGTGATGTAGTACTCCAGCCGGTACACCGTGTCCTTGTGCGGCGTGATGCGCACGTTGGTGTGCAGGTACTGGCTCTCCTGGTTGGTGACGTCGTCCGAGGCGCTGTATCCGATCACCACGCTGTTGGTGACGTCATACACCCGCATTCGGGTCTCCCGGGTATGGTGGAACGGGCTGATCACCCGGATCTGGTAGGCACCGGCAGCCAACTTGAACTCGCTATTGGCCAGGTCGAGGATCAGGCCGCTCGGATCGCTGGCTACGGTGTTCAGGTCGCGTGTCGTCCACGTCGTTGCCACGCCATTGCCGCCCGGTGTGCCCGAGGCTTTGCGGTCCTCAATGAGCGCGATCTTCTGCGTCAGGCTGTCGACGTCCTTGCGCAGCTTGTTGATCAGGATCGTGCTGGTCTGTGAATCGTAGCTCATTGCTTGGACTTCTTTCGGATAATGCGTTGGGCCTCGTCAAGGCTGGCCGCGATGCCGATCAGGCTGCCGGCGGGGCCGTAGAGGCGAAGGGAGCCTTTGGCCTTGCCCGGGAGTGCCCGGTAGCCGCCGGGGAACGAGTAGGCCCCGGGCATGGCGGAGTCGGGGGAGGGCATCATTCGCACGTCGCTTGAAGCAGGACCGAGGTCGACCGCATCTGCGAGTAAAGGCTCGCCATCAGACCCAAGCCCGACAAGCCATCCAGCCACGTAGCGCTTCTCGCCGGGGTTAAACATTTCGTAGGTGCCAACATCGGATTGAGGCTCACCAACAATTCGCAGCACCGACACTCCTCGCTCCATTCTGTCTTCAGCGAAGTTCTTGCTGCGGCCCTCGGTTGGTAACTTACCGATTCGCTCAGCCATTACCCAGCGAGGCGGTTCAGCGCCTTCTCTGCCCATCTCAAAGGCAGCAGTTCTTGCCATGTCGTAGCCTACATAGTCCGGCACGTCATAGTATTGAGGATCTTGGCTTCTCGTCTTTACGCCGTCTCTGTAGGCAGCATCCAGTGACCTGCGAGGCTTTGGAAGCATCTGCAGTGCTTTGGTGTCCTGATCAGAAGCCGGCATGAAGCGGATATCCTCCGAGGTAGCCTTGAAGCGCTGCGAGAGGGGGATGACGTTGCCTGAATTGTCCTTGGTGATCGCATCAACCAGTTTGACCTGGCTTGAATCTGCGACGTAGTAGATACGCTCGTTGCCGGGTAATTCGACAATGCCAGCCTTGGTAGGTTGATTTTCCGCACTGAACCCAGACATCACTTGCCCAAGCGTTTGCGGTGTAGCTTGGAATACGGGAGCACCTTCAGGAATGCGTAGGAAAACCCGCTTCACTTCGGGCACGGCCTTTGTCGAGGTCATCACCTTGGCCGCCTCAATAAAGCTGTCGGACAACCTTTTGTTGATAGGCTTCAGGTCTTTAGCGTAACCACGCAGCTCCTTAATGAACTCAGGAACGTCGTCAATGGAACCCCAGTCGAACTCAGGCAGCATCCCGTCATCGACCGAGCTGTAGCCCTTGGACGAGAAGTACTCCTGAGCAGCCACATCCTCGTCGAACATACGCATGGCGTCGTTGGCAACGCGCAGGCCTGCATCCAATCGCACAGCCTCGTCACCTAGGCGCTTGGAGTAGCCTTCAGCAGCCTTCTTGTCGGTGGTGAACGAGAACGCTTGGCGGGACACACCCGAGGTCTCGCCGCGCATCCGCTTGTCGAACACGTTAAACCCACCCGTAGGCGTCCCGTGGTAGACAGGACCGATGGTATACCCCGCCGCCTTCGCCGCCTCATCGACCATCCGCTGCGCGGTGGCCGTGTCGCCAGAGTTCACTGCCTCAAGATAGTCACTATCTGAAGGCATGAACCTTACATCCCCCGCTTGTCGAACCGCCCCGCCTTCGCCTTGGCCTTCCGTGCCACCGAGAGCGCGATTGCCACCGCCTGCTTCTGCGGTTTGCCGGCCTTCATCTCCCGGGACACGTTGCTGCTGATCGACTTCTGGCTGTAGCCTTGCTTGAGTGGCATAATCTTTTTCTGCTTTGAGTTTAGCTTGTTCCTGAGTGTCGAAGATCCCGGCAGTTGATCCATCGGGGCCGTACAGGCGGAACTTTCCATTCTTCGACAAGATCCGGTAGCCTGCGTTCTGGTCGGTGCTGACCGTGGTCTCACCGATGGTCTCAGCAGGCTGGAAGTTGAGCTGGGTGCGCCGGTAGCTCGACTGCTCGCCCATATCTCCCGACCACGGAATGTTTGAGCCGGTAGGCTGGGCATTCTGGATGCGCTCGATGCGCAGATCCTGGTAGACCGAACCGCCCTTGCGGTTGGCAACGTACCCGGCAGTCGGAAGGTTTGACATCACGTCGCCTTGCCGCGGCACAGCGCCCATGACCTCGTTGAAGAAGTTGCGCTTCTTGGCGCCCTCAAGGCCTCCCCCGAGAGCATCGGCAGACGGCACGGCATTCTGCTCGGCAATGTTCTTCAGGTAGACGTCCTTCAGCGTAGACATCGCCTGATCGTAGTTGCGGAACAGGTTCTTGTAGGCCGGCTTAGTGAGCGCCTTGTACATCCGAGCCTGCACCTTGCCCCAGTCGACCACCTTGACGTTTACGCCGCCCTTGCTGTTGATCGAGACGCCGTAAGGCAGGAACAGCTTGTCGGCCTCCCCGAACACGCCGGACTTGCCGGTAGATCCGAAGACCTTCCAGTACTTGCCCTCCATCAGCGTGCCGTCCCGGATGGCACTTGCGATGTCGATGATGTAGCGAGAAGTCGACGGGCTGAAGATGCCGCTTTGAGACAACGCATCGGCCTCGCGCAGGCTCAGGCGTCCTTCGATGACAGGATTACCCTTGGCATCCATGCCGCTGATGCTGGTGCGTTCAGCCTGCGGCACAGACTCGACGACACGCATCGTGCGGTTGGCGACATCCGCGGTCTTCGCAGCCAGCTCGGCCTTGGACAACGGCCTGATGATGCTGCCGTCCGGGGCAGTCATAAACAGGTCGGAGTATCCGCGGGCCATGATGACGGCATTCTGCTGCGCCTTGGTCATCTTGCTGGTGTCGACCTTCTGCTCGGTAGGTTCGTAGCCTTCCTTGGGAGTCACCAGGTTGCGGATGGCGTCTTCCATCCACGGTATCTTGATGCGCCGTCCGTTGGCGTCGTAGAAGGTGCGAGCAACCGGATCAAACCCGGCCTCGAGTGCGCGACGAGTGAATCTCTCTGAGACAGCTTCCTTGGCGTTGTTGACCGCAAGCTCGATGAACGACGGGATGCGCCCAGGCAGCATCGTTTTCGGGTCTTTGCCTTTCAGGAACTCCTGCGTGTAGTAGGCAGCAAACTCGTCGGTGATGCGCTTGAGCGATGCGACCTGCTGCGCCCGTTGCAAAGCAGGATCGAAAGCGTCACGCAGCTCGGTGCGGATACGGTCGGCAACAACCCGTCCACCAACCGACTCCAGCTTGTCTGCGTATTTGTTGGCGAAGTCGGTGAACTGTCTCTGGAAGTTGGGATCGGTCGAGGCCGTGTCGATGGCCTTGGCACCGAGCTGATTAACCACATCCTGCGTGATCTTGGCGTGCAGGATCTCGTGCGGCAGCGTCTCTGGTTTTGCCTTGTCGACGTTGATCAGTAGTGTCGGTTTTCCGCTCTTGATATTGTCGGGTCCGATTGAAACGCCGGCATAGTTCACCGACTGCAACGGTGTAGGCACCGTATCGGCATCGGTGTGGAACACTACATCGACCCCAGAGTTCTCAGCGCCAGCAACCTCGGACAGCGCCTTGGTGAGCTGTTTGTTATCCAGGTTAGCGTAGAGCTTCGCACGGGCGTCGGCATCCTTGATTGTGACGGTCTGCTCACCGACAACCGGGTCAACGTATGTGAACTGCACGTCGGTCGGTCTGGTGTTCAAGTCGTCGACAGCGGTCTGGCGCACGCGACCACCTTTGAAAGCATCGGTCGAGGCAGCCTTGGCGAGCCTAAACCCGGCATCAAATGCACCGAAGGCAGCACCACTGCCAATAGCAGCAGCAACAGCATCGCCTTCCTCGCCACTCAACCCAGCGAGTAAACCGCCAGCAGCACCTGCTCCGGCCATCGGAACAAGGATACTAACAGCCCCCTTTATCGGAGCCTCCAAACCACTACGGGCAACAGCCGTGCCCAGTGCACGAGCAGCAGCGGAAGCGCCCTCTGCGGCAGCAATGCGTTCTCCTGCGCCCAGAAGGCCTCGCTGGATCGGAGTGAGGCTTTGGCCACCCGATATGGCTCCAGCCTCTCCCAGCGTCTCCATGGTGCCTCCTAGCGCCTTGGTTCCACCGATAATGCGGGAGGCAGTGCCAACACCCGGGATATTCAGTGTGCCGGAGATAGGGAGACCGGCGGCCTCGCCAAGCGCGATGCCGGTGGTGCCGGTAGAGACAGCGCCTTGGGCGGCCTGGCCCATACGTTCTGATCCAGTGACAGCCGTTGTCGCACGGCCCAGCATCTCCTCGGGCATACGGGCGGCAGCACTCACACCCTCGCCTCCACGCTGCAACGCAGCCGAGATCCGAGGGATCTGAGCGGCACCAGCTTGCAGTGCCATCGACGCCAACCTGCCGCCACCAGCGAATGCAATGGACGATGGGTCGGCAGCGAATCCTCCAACCTCAAGGCCGGCCTGACTGATGGCTTCCTGAGGTATACCATAGGCCTGTAGCACTTCCTGGGCAGCGGGAACACGCTGGTCCTCTGGTGCATTGGCTCGGGCCAATTGGCGCTTGATCTCGGCAGCAGCCAGGAAGGCCTCGTACTTGTCGTCGTCGTTGCGGAGCTTTCCGGTAAGGTCTGATAGCTTGTTTAGCGCGGTGTCGAGAAGCCCGCGGCCCATGCTCTCCGCTTTTAGACGGGACTGCATCGCAATCTCCGCTGCCGTGCCGCCGACAGCTTGTCCGCGTGTCACGCCTTCCTCGGGCATGATTATTGTTTCGGAGATAGCCTCGCCGGCGGTGTAAGGCAGCGTTGCCAGCATCTTGCCGGTCTCAAGTGCCGCAGCACCCATCGTCGCAAACGGAGTATCGCCAAGCAAAGGCTTGGTCTTGGAGACCTTCAGGTAGTCGAGGAACTCCTGCTTGCTCGGGGTGTAGTCGGTCTGTGCTGCTTGGAACTGCAGCACCTTGTTGTAGGAGTCCTCTGGGGTGGGATCGACTTCGATTCCTCCCTGCACAAAACCGCCTTGCGCCATCGGAGGCGCGGCCTGTTGCTGCGGCTCTGCGTCGACAACAATTCCGCCTTCAACGAATGGCATAGGTCAGTCTTGGAACTCTTGGTATTTTCCGGTGGCAGGATTGAAAACAAGGCCGCGCTTGAATCCGCGGGCACGCATATCTTCGGGAGATTGGAAGCGCTCAAGGTTTTGAGCCTGGCTCTTGGCCTCAAACTGCTTCACCTGCTCAAACATATTGGACGGCACAACTAGGTTCTCTGGGATGCCGCGGTCCTTAGCCATTGAACGGTATCGGCTCGCAACCGTTTCGGCCTCCTTGGCAATGCCGGAGTAGCTCTTGCGGGCGGTCTCAATGAAGTTCTTGCGCTGATCGTCGTTCAAGAACTTGCCGCTCAGGATCTGGTTGTAGGTGTTGACCACCGACTCAGGAACGCTGCCAGCATTCTTGGCCGTGGCATACTCGCCCTCCCGCACAGTACTGCCAGGATCAAGCGTTTTCATAAACGAAAAGATCAGCGCGATGTCGTCACTAGGCTTGTACTGCGGAGTTCCGATAGAAGCCCCAAAACTGTTCATCTGGTTCAGGTACGAACCAGCAACGCTCAGGTTTTGAATTGTTTTCTCGTTTCCAAAGTCGGTGATGAACTTGTCCGCAGCCTTCTGTTGAGGTTCTTCAAGGTTCAGATATGCGTTTGTTCCTTGAATATCCGCTTTTTGAGGAGCGCCAAAAGGCTTTCCACCAACGGTAGGTTGAACCATACGAGTGCCTGGAATTGCAGTTGAACCGATTGTGGGGGGCGCACCGTATTCGGTTTCCAAACCAGAAGGACCCATCTTTGCTCCGACAGGAACCAAGCCTGCGGGAATAGCCTGACCCATCCTGCGCGTGAGCGGGATGAGCGCCTGTACCTGCTCTTGCGTCAACTTTCCGCCGTACTTGTCCATTACCTCCTGAGTCACATCCGCATACGGAGCGGTCGGTCCTTGTCCCGGCTGACGGGCATACAAGTCAATCAATGCCTGCGTGAAATACGGAGCAGCGGCTTCCTCGTGTTGGGCTTTACCCAACTGCAACGCACCCACCGCCAACTGCTGACGAGTCGCCTCGTCGGAAAGCTCCCGCGCACGCTGCTTGTCGGCCCGATCCAAGAAGAACTCGGCGTTCATCAGCGCCGCCTTCTTTTGCGGAAGGCTCATCGTCGAGAACTTGCCAACGTCGGCCAAGAGTTTTGACTCGGGACTACGCTCGTCCATCACATTGCCGGTCCTAGCAACGGTATCAATATACGGCCTCAACTGCTCGTATCTAGCCTGCACAAACTCACTCTCAGCCTTGTTCTGTCCGTACCGCTGCAGCGACTCGCCGATGGCATTGCCGATCTGCTGGATGCCCTGGCCGATGTTTCGACCGGCCTGCGAGTAGGCCTCGATGTAGCCGGAAGGCACGGCGGAAGGTCCTCCGCCCTGGTAGCCTGCTGAGTAGCTGTAAGTCGCCATAGATTAGCCTCCGAAGAGTTTGCCGAAACCGCCAGCAGAGCCGGCACCACTGAACATTCCGCCGCCAAGGCTTCCCAAAGCACCGAGGCCGCCACCGATCAGGCCGGATGTAGCGGATGCACCGGCAGCCCGGGCAGCGCCAATGGCCTGCTGGTTGCCTGCGTAGATGTTGGATGCGTAGGCGCTCTCTGGGTTGAAGAGCTGTCCGGGGTTGAAGCCCGAGGCCTGGCCTACGAATCCCTGAGATCCTGCAAAGGCCTGAGAAGGCCGTCCCAAGACCTGCTGGAACACGTCTCCATACACGCCCTGACCGGCCTGCAGTGCGCCCATGGCCTGCTGCTGGCGCTGCTGTTGGAGGCCGGCACCGATCATCTGGGAGCGCAGGGCTTCCTGCAGCGCGGCATTGGGTCCCTGAGCCATGCCACGGGCCGAAGAGGCTACGCGGGCCTGCTGCTGCGCCATCCGCTGCTGCTCCGGGGTTAGCCGGGAGCCGGCAAGGAGATTGGAGGTCGCGTTCTGGGCAAGGATGTCGGCAATGCGGGTCTGCTCCGGGGCAAAGCCTTGGATGGCAGCACGGGCTTGAGGCCCGAGCTTGGCAATATCAGCAATGTCGCCAGCCCGGGAAGATGCACGGCTGGCAGCCTCGGTGCGCCCCATTGCTGGCGCAATCTGCTCTTCGTACAGACGCAGCAACTCAGGAGTTGCCTGCTTGAGCATATCAATAGTCAGCGCCTGATACTTAGGCGCGAACTGTGCCTCCGCGGCGTACTTCTCCGGCGCCAAATCAATTTGGTTTCGGAGTGTTTCCCGGGTTTCCTGGGCGTAGTTGCGTGCTGGAGGTGCTTCGACTGTCATATCATTTTGGAGGCCACCCGGTAGATCGGCATCGAGCCTTTCTTGTAGGTGGTCAGTTTGCCGTTGCGATAGCCGATAGCCGGGAGGATTGCAGCCTCCGGTCGGTCATGGAAGAACTTAGCCGCCACCGCCATGGCGAATACCGCGCAATCCGCGGCGAATTGATGCCAGTACCAGTGGTCGCCATTGGGGTCGGAATGCTGCCACTCCCAGGCCTTAGGCTCTGGACCCGTCTGGCGCCAGCCTACCAACACACCGACCACATGGTCGTCCTGGGTGGCGATCTTGAGCGTGCCCTGCTCCGCATGGAACATGACGTAGTCCTCGACAGCCTCACGGGTCCAGCCCTTGAAGCTGTCCGGGAGCTTGTGCAGCAGGTAGTCTGTGATCTGGGGGATCATTGAGAGCCAGAATTGTTTTTAACTGTCTGGAATGCGTTAGGCTCTGGCGTTTGTATTCCCGGCCCTGTAACCGTGTCAAAAGCCCTCAAACCGAAGTAATACACAGGCCCGACCGTAGCAGTTGGCAATGCTTGCAACAACGTGAACGGAGCGGTGTATGTGTAGAAAGCCGAGGTGTTTTGAATCGGATTTACGATATTTGCCGAAGAAGTCTTGATGTCTATTTTGACAGTTGTAGTGGCAGGAATTGGCCTACTGTAGATGTCGACTGCGGTGAATAAAGTTGTGCTGGGATTGATGATGTAGTTTCCATCCTGCGACTGCGTGTTTGGAGGCACCATCAGATAGCATTGCACAGTCCCTGATGGAACCGGCGCTCCTTCATTGAACCAGGCAGCGTGCATCAGGCGTTGAAGTTGGCGATTTGCTTGCCGTAGACGTTGGACCCGATGCAGGTGAAGACAAACAGGTCGGCCTTGTTGGCACCAGTTGTCAGTGTCGGGGTGCTGCCGGCCTGAAACTGCATCGTCTTGCCGCCCGAAGCCGAGAAGGTTGCGGTCAGTAAGCCGCCGGCGTTCTGCTTCACCTTCACCAGCACGGTCTTGCCCTCGTCGTTGGCTCCGAAGGTCAGCGTGACAGCCACGTTGCCGGTAGGCGTCAGATCCCAAGTCAGGCTTGTGCCGACATTAACGGTCGGCGTGGTCGAGCTACTGGTCTGTGGTGCGGTTGAGAGCTTGGCCGAGGTGACCGAGTTGTCCTTCAGGCGGATCGTGGTGCCGCTGGTCTCAATCGTTGTCTCGTCGGGCACCAACGAAAGCAGGGTCTTGGTTTGAGCTGCCGTCAGGTCGACCGGGGTCGCGCTGCTGCCGGTGTTGTTGCCCTTGATGGTGTTGGCCGCCATCGTCGCCAGCTTGGCGTTGGTAACAGCGTTGTCTGCGATCTTGCTGGTGATGACAGACAGATCTTGGATTGCCGCGGTGTTTACCGAGTTGGCACCGATGGTCAGCGTGCCGCCGTCGATGGTGCCCGTGATGTTTACGGTGGGCGTGCCAAGGAGGTTGAGCGTCGAGGCCGACAGTGTGGTTGTCGGGCTGATCGTGGTGCCTGGGGTGACGTTTACGAAGAGTGGCATGGTGGTTTAGACGTCGTTCTTGCCGTAGAGTCGGAATGCAATTCCGATGACCTTGGCGCTGTAGATGTCGAGGGAGCCCTGGTCGGTGGTGATCAGGGGCTGCACAGAAGCCGAGTGCTTACGCAGGCGGGCCTTATGGCTGAAGAACTGGTGCAGGCCGGCCTTCCAGCCGTTGTTTCCGCAGCGGAACTGGGTGGTCACCGAGTAGTCCTCGCGGTACGGGGCTAGGAAGTTGTCGGCGGTGTTGTTGGTGTTGTAGGTGCCGCTGCCGTAGGTGTAGTAGGCCGTGCGATCTTTGGTCTGGTCGGTGGCAACCGTGTAGAACTCATTCACACCGTCGAACTGCGCAGTGATGGAATAGCGGGTGTTCCAGTTGCCCAGCTCGAACTGGATATCGGTCCACTGCTTGTGGTCGACGTTGTCCTCCCCGGTGTAGCCGCGGAAGCGAACCTCAGTGCTGATCTGGGTCAGCACGCCAGTGCGGTCGGCGTCCACAAGACCGAGCGTGTCGAACTGGTGGATTAATCCGCTCTCATCGGCCCAGCACAGCGTGTCGGTGCCTGCAACGATGACTCTAGACCAGTACTTCGGAACGAGCAACGAGCCCTCCCAGTAGCCTTCCCAAGCCTTGTTCAGGAAGTTGTAGACCAGCGTGCGTTGGTTGGTGCCGTCACCGCCCTCGACCGGCACGCTTAGGATGTAGCGGTTCGAGAAGTAGGTCCCGCAGGCGTTGCTCCAGAAGGCCTGATCGATGTCGTCGACGATGTTCTGGATCTGGTCGGACAATGGCACCACCACCGATTGGCTGATGCCAAACTCGGTCTGGCGCAGGCTGATGATGCCGCGCTGGGACAGGAAGATGACGTCGGAGCCCGTGCCTGCGATAGAGGCCTGAGACACGCAGCCGAACTCCCGGGTGATCTCGGTCAGCCGGGTGGTCGACAGGTCGCCGTAGAGGTTCTCCACGGCCAGCACCGAGCGTTCCTTGAAGACCAATAGCGTGGTCATGTTGAACGGGTACAGGGCCACCACCCGGTCATTGCTGCCGGTGTTGAGCTTGAACTCGTTCAGGATAGGCGAGTAGTGCAGCGGGTCCAGCACGTCGGAGACGGCCAGGTAATCGTTACCGTAGAGCAGCAGCAAGCGGTTCTGGAAGTACAGGCCCTCGCGACCCGGGGGCACCGAGGAACCGGAAGCGCTCGAGCGCTTGATACTGCCGGTGATGTTGGAAGTGGTAATGTCCACCAGGGTCGAAGGCATGGCCACCGAGGCGGTGGGCGTGTTTGAATATGCTCCGCCGTTGACGATAGCCACCGAGCTGACGATTCCATTGGTGACCGTCGTGGTCAGGCTGGCAGGCGTTGTAATGGTGCCAGTGGCGCTGACCGTGATCACAGGGGCCGAGAGGTAGCCGGAACCCTGGTTGAGGATTGTGACCGCGCTGATCGTGATGTTAGGCGACGTGCCGGTGGTCGTGATCTGAATGATTGCTCGGTTGGCGTCGTTCAGCGAGTCGGTCTCCTCGGTCGTGCCCGAGAACAGGCGCAGCGTGTTGTTATCGACCGGGTAGACGTAGTAGATCTTGTTGGTGACGTTGGCCCCACCGTTTTCAATGTTGGTCAGTGTGACCTGATCGCCCGGGATGAAGTTGTGGTTAAAGACCGCAATAGTGTCCGCAGTAGCGTCGGAACTATTGATCGACAGCGTGGAGGGGATGCGGTTGAAACCGGCGTCGAGCGCAGACGGGTTGGTTGCCGTGCTCTGCATCAGGATCGGCATCCCGTCGTTCAGGTTGTTGACGATGTCCTGAGCCAGGTCGTAGCCGGTCGTGTTGCTGGCCAGCTCAATGTAGTAGCGGGCGTTGTTCTCCGGGTTTAGTGGCAACGAGTTGGTCTTGGCCCGAGCATCAGCAAGAGTCAGGTGCAGCGAGACCTCCTGATTGACCACATTGACGTAGAGCTGGAAGCCTTGGCCAGACCCGGGTGACGCATTCCAGAGTGGAGCAGCATTGCCAATTTGGCCGACATTCACGATGTCTCCGGTGGCCAGATCGGGCACCACGTTCAGTGTGATCTCGGTGGATGCCTCTTGGGAAAGAAGGAAACTGTTTTCACACAGGATTGCATCGTTGCCCTCGGTGTCGATTGAGTCGTAGACGATGCCGGTAACGCTGTCGAAGTAGTATCGGGCGTTGCCCGGGCGCAGCATGACCACGCCGTTGGTGGCCTGGATGAGGCGCACCGGCAGGTAGATGTCGTGCCCGTTCATGGACACTTCCACGGGCGACTGGTTGGGCCGGATGCACCAGACCTTGCCCTGGCCACCGTCAGAGGTCCGGGCCTCGTTGACTGCTACCAGAAGTGCATTGGCCCCGGTGTCCGGGTCGCGGTAGGGCAGGATGCCGAGGATATCCTCGAAGGGAGCGGTTGAGTCGTAGAACTGCACCGTCTTGTTTGCAGGCGACGGCGCGAAGCTAAATGCCGCAGTACTGAAGGTCGCGTTGGTGTTGTCGTCCAGCGTACAGAGCGTGCCGTTGGAAAAGATCTGGGTGTTGGCGTCCACGTCGCAAACCACCTGCGAGTTTGCCGGGATCTGAGTGCCGGAGACAGGAACACCGACCGATGATCCAGATGTGAGCGTGACGACGCGTGATCCGCTCGACCAGCGGCCGCCCCACTTGGGCTGCACAATGCCCCAGCGGTTCTTAATGACCTGATCCTCGAAGCGTCGGTTGACGGCGTTGGAAACGTAGGAGGCCGGGATCAGCGCCGGGTCAATGCGCGATACCACTCCAACGAATCCATCGTCGATTGCACCGATTTGAGGCAGGTCAGGCATATCACCGGGACGGTACGATTATCTGCCGGACATATTTCTCCTGGAGCGCCACCTTGTCGATCTCCTTGGTCAGTTCAACCTCTCCTAACTCAAGGAACTGGTTGCCCAGGTCGATCTTGCCGTCGACCCGGAGCATCTGGCCGGCGGCCTTGAGTGCGCAGATCTCGCAGAAGCGGTAGGGGAAGGCGTAGGCGGTGGCCTCGGCGGAGCTGGACAGAAGCGGTGGGGTCTTGCGGAATTCCAGCCAGACGTAGGGGAGGTCGTTCCCAACCAGCACACCGTCATCGGTGAACGTGTACGTGACCTCCTGCTGACGCCAGGTGACCCGAGGGTCGGCTGGCCAGACTGAGAAAGTTTCACCGATGGGGACAGCCCGGGTTGTGCCGTCGGGGTTGTTGGTCTGCGAGATATTGCGCAGGAACTTGTTCAGGATTCCCCAGTAGGCTGTGTTGGTCGGGACGGTGCCGGACGGTGCAATGGCGTAGAGCTGGTAGTACTCCTGAGTCACAGGGTAGAGCACGATCTGGCCAATGGTGTAGGACGTGGTGCTGTCCCAGTCGCCGTCATTGTTACCGTAGGAAGGCTGTGCCTCGGACCAGTAGATTGAGTTGAGCGTGCCGTTGGGGCCGCTAGTGGTCGGGCTCTGGCCGGCACCCGGCGTGATGTTGACCCACTGGTAATACTTCTCCTCGACCGGGAAGTAGACCACGTCCCCGGCGTTGTAGGTGTTTTGGTAGGAGTAAGTGGGCGCAAAGAACTCCTGCTGATACACCGTCTGCTCGGGCCAATCAAAGCACTCCCAGGCGCTCCGCAGTGACATGGAGATGAACGTGCGGAAGAAGTTGGACTCCTCGGTCGTTAGAGTGGAAAAGACGCGCCCAGTGAGCTCACAGGCGCGTTGCAGCACGTAGTCGTAGGTGACGGTTCTCATTGGCTACCAGGATTTGCACGCCCAATACTTGGCGGAGAGTTTGGTGCCCGGCTCGTCACAACCATGACGGGCGCGGAAGGATGCACGCCGCTCCGGGATGTGCTTCTTGATGCTCATGTCCGGGTCGCCGAAACGCACGAGAGCGACCTTGTCGCCTTCCTTGGCGAGGACAGCGAACTTCTTGTTCTCGCCCGGCGTGCGCTTGGGCTTGTTGTAGCCCGAGAACTTGTTGCCCTTGTAGTTGATCATTGCTTCGGAAGCACGTACCAGCCGGCAGGCAGCGTCACCGTGGACGGCCCCACCAGCTTCTTGTCTTTGTCGAAACCGTACACGCTGGCCTTCACCGGCTTGGCCAGCATCACCGGATCACCGGAAGGGACCAGGACCACCTTCGCCACCTGGCAGCCCAGGCAGGTCAGCAATGCGATCAGCCAGATCGCTCTTAAGGGCCTCGGGAGCTTTACCATGTTGCACATCGGTGGGTGGTGTTTCTCGGAACCAGTCGAGCAGGGCCTTGAGGATCTGGTAGATCCAGTTCACTCGGATTTCTTCTCGGCGTCTTTGGCCCAGATGAGGCCGATGCCAGCGGTCACCGCGGCGATGGTCGTGGTGATGTCCAGATGGGTGGTCGGGTCACCGTCGAACAGGGCCTTGAGAGCGCCTCCAACAGCGACCAGGATGGCACCGATGCCGGCTAATGTGGTCTTGGTGTTTTTCATTTGGATCGGAATAAGCGATACGCACCGTAGATGGCGCACAGTAAGCCAATCACGGCGGTGACGAGTCGAACGATGTCGGTGAGCCAGGGGATAAACGAAACAGCGGTTGCCGCTGCTGCTCCACCCATGGAAACGATCATCTGATTTGTGTCACCGCTGTGATTGGATGCGTCCATTTACGTGGGATTTGATTGGTTTTTCGCAGCTTCTTCTAGGATATCCACCAAGGGGAGACCGACGCGCATATTGTTCACGTCGCCGGCCTTCATACCAATCACCAAGAGCTGGTGGAGCAGTTGGAGTTGTTGCAGTGTGAGTTCGATCTTAATCATTCGGCAGGAGCTTCGACAACGGTGGCCGGCTCCGCAACCAAAACCGGCGTCACCTGCGGCAGCATCGGAGGCACGATCATCTCGGGCTGGGGCGGAGGAACAGGAGGCACCCACGGCAGCGGCAGACTCACCACGGGCGGGTTGATCTGGTCGTTGATCTGCGCGGTGACGTTCGCTTCGATGGCCGCTTGATCGACTCCGTTGGCGTAGCACCAACCGAGAACCTGATCCTGCGTCAAATCAGGATAAGGAGTGAAGCTGCCAGTCGGCGGAGCGAATGAGCAGCTACCGTAGCAGGTTCCGCTGTAGCTCTTCTCGGTGTCGCCAGAGCCGGTGGTTTCGGTGCCGTTGCAACGCCAGTCGGCGGTGATGACAACGTCCGTGTTGGAGCCTTCAACCGGCTTGGTGAGAAGGCGTTCGATGAGCCAGAGGATGGTCATAAATTAAGGGGCGAGGGTGAGGTTGGCAGTACGGGTAACACCGTCAGAACCGCGATACGAGAACCGCAGGTTGGTGTCGCTGGTAGCGTTGACGGTGAGCTGGCCGTTGGTGGTCAGTGTGGCAGGAGTGTTGGAAGACAACAGAATCAAATTCCCCGACGCATCCAGCGTCATTTTGGCATCACCGAATGCAATTGTACTTCCGGCAGAAGAAGATGCGGCACTTAGCCAAGAGTGTTTTCCTTGATTTTGTGAATACGCGGAAACGGCAGCGGCAGCAATTCTTATCCAGTTTGATCCATTCCAATATCCATTGCTTGTGCTGATAGTGTAGCCAGTATCGTCAGGAGAATACGAAAGCGACCCTATTGCACCAACTTGAATTGCTTTCCATGTACTTGACCACGCACTCGGCGTAACCCCCACGCCGACGTTGCCGGAGGAGTCGATGCGCATCCGCTCATTGCTGTTGGTATCAAATGTCAGGAACGTGGCTCCCTGTGACACCAGCGAAGTCTGCGTGGCGTTAGAAAACAGGTATCCAGTCGTAACCGAATTGACCGCCAACTCAAGAATAGAAAGCTGTCCGGTCGGAGCATTGACAGTCAAAGCGCGACGGCTTGAACCAGTCAGTCCGGGGCCAGCCCCCACGCCCAGCCCCGTGGAGTTCAGGGTCATGGCGGTGGAGCCGCTGTTGTACCAAGCATGGGACAACGCGCTGTAGTCCATTATCTTGTAAGTGGTGTAAGCGTTATCAACAGCAGCAAGGCGCACGTTTCCAGTGGTAAAACCATCCTGAACAACAAACTTTGCGTCGATTGCAGACGAGATTTTAACATTGAAAGGGCCACCATTGATTGTGGTGGTATTGATTCCAACTCGCGTGTTAGCAGAATCAACCTTTAGAACACTCGTCGCCACCGTCAGATCGCCGGTGATGGTGGCGGAGGCGAGGGTGGCGGTGCCGCCGGCTCCGAGGATCTGGTTGCTGGTGATCTTCTTCGTGGTGCCCGATGCAGCCATGGACGTATCCGAGATGTCCACAATCGGCAGCACGTCCGCTGCCGGATCAACCGTAGTGATGGCCGCCAAGGCCGTGATTTTCGTGTCTGCCATAAGTTAGTTTGCTTGGATAATGAGTTTGCCTGTGTCCTCTTGGAGCAGGAAGTCCCCGTTCTCCAAGTCTAAAGAGTCGAAGGTGCCGAAGGTGATGACGATCTTGTCGCCATCCTCAAGGAAGACAAAGAAGTCGTCCTCCTGGAGCAGGTCGCGCCGGATGATAGGCAGGTCAGCGCCGCCGCCAGCCCCACCGAGGGCTTGCTGCACGCCGAGTCCTAGGCCTAGTCCGAGACGCATTTTAGACCCACTTGCGGTTGTAGGCGATGATCGCCCCGGAGGATACAGCCACCGAGGTGAAGACGCCCGAGATCGAGTCGCCGGCCTGAATCGTCACGCCGGAGGGGAAGTTGGTGATGTTGGAATCGACGGCACCGAGGATGGACGTGGCGACGGCATGGATCTCCATGTAGTTGCCGGTCACAGTGCCCGCGGAGGCGTCGATGTACCGGCCACCGTATTCGCCGGCCAGTTGGCGGTTTGATCCGACATTCATAGGGTGAACTTCTGACTACTGCGTTTTGTGCCACCGCTCCATCCAACCTGCAAGCGTGTAGCCCCGCAGCGCACTCGCACCTCGGGGTTATCCCGCTCAACCTCTTTCAAAAACTGGGAATCCTTCCAGCAGTCGTACCCATACTTGGTGCCCCAGGCATGGTAGAGAGTGGGGTCGATCCGCATCCGCAGGCGACCGATGCCGTCGATGGCGCGGACCTCGCGCTGCGAGTCTTGGGCGATGCGCTTCTGATCAATGCCGGCCTTGACCCAGTCCTTCTGGATGCCGGATTGGAACTCCTTGATGACGGCGCGGCGCAGTTCGCCGGGCATATCGTCGAGAGCGTTGGCGATGACGGAGGATGCGGAATTGTGGGCCATGAGAAAAGGAAAGAGGGGGAGGCCCGGGATGGACCTCCCCCGTTGTAGACTGACTAGGCTCCGTTGAAGAAGCCAAACCCGCTCGGATTCTTCACCACGAGACCGGCAATGGCCTCGACGAGGCGGGCAGGGCCGCCGCCGGCGTCGGGCAGATCCTTGACCTGCGGCAGCTTGGCGTAGCGAACCTCGACCATGTCCATCGGGATCACGTAGCCCTTAGTGGCCTGAGCAGACAAGGCAGTGCCGTTTTTACCTCCCAAAAAGGTCGTGGGATGTAAAATTAGCCGGCCAAAGTCCCCTTCAAAAAGATCAATGGATGCCTTAAAAGTATCACTTGACAGATCCTGGTTGAACGTGCGCACCGAGGTGGCAGCGATGGCGTTGGCGTTGACAACCTGGGTCGTGCCCGAGGCAGTCAGGTTGGTGAACGCACGCTTGAGCGTGGTGCCCAGGATACAGTCGTAGTCGCGGAAGGTGCCGGTGGCGCTGTAGATAGCGGTCAGCACGTTCTGAGCGGTCGCCTCGGTGAACGAAGCGGCAGCAGTAGTGTCGATAGCGCCGGAGGCCGGCAGGAAGGGCGAACCCGAAGCGCACGCGCCGATGTTGGAGGCGTTGGTGTTGTTCAACCAGTTACCGAGCGAGCCGGTCAGATACGGATTGGCAGTGCTGACCTCAGTCTGCGCAGCCTGATTGGTGCACATGAAGGTCGCTTCCATATCCCGTTTAATCAAAACGAGGGTCTTGGCAATGCCGTTTGCAAGCTCATCCGTCACACCAGCGACGTTCTGGGTCTCAGCGATAAAGCCGATACGCAGGTCGCGGCGGAACACCTGACCGTAGTTGTTCAGGCGGGTCCGGTTCTGCACCGGGTTGGCCGCGCTGGAGACAGTCACGTCAGCACCGTCGACAACACCCTGCAACTGAGGGTCACCGTAATTGTCGACCTGCCAACTGAACTGCATATTCCCGATGTCCTTGCCCTTCGGGGCCATGGACACGAACGGGGTCGACTTGGCGTCGACGATGGCGATGTAGTCCGCCAGATCCTCGCGGACGGCAGAGGTAGAGGCCAATGGCACAGTGCCGGCCTGATTTTCTTGGAGTAGGGGCATGGTTTAGAGCATCCTTTTGAGTACTTGGGCTAATTCGGTGGTCGTCCCGGACTTTCGGAACTGCGACTTGGCGTTATCCAGGCCGACCTTGGCCGCATCCTTCTTTGCAGGGATTGCGGTCGGTCGACCGGGCTGACTGGGTGCCTTGGCCAGTGGGCGGGTGGCAGATGGCTTGCCCTTGGCGGACTCCTTCTCCAGGCGCAGCTTGCGCCCGGCAATGAAGTCACCGACCAGCACCTGGTACTCCGGCAGTGAGGCAATCTGCGGCAGTTGCCGCAGGACGGCCTGCGCCTCGGTGTACTCGGTAGCTGAACGGTCTTTCCACCATGGGTAGAGCGTCTCGGCGATGGGCTTGATCTGCTGGTAGTTCTGCAGGAAGCGGGCGCGGGTCGGTATGTGCAGGTCGATGGCGTCTTCTACACGCCGCTTGATCTGCTTCACGTCCTCCGCGCTGTACTCCTTGCCCTCCACCTCGCAGCCGTCGATGTTGTCCTCGCACCACCGTTTCAGATTCCGGGCCTTGCTCCACTCATCATTGAGCTTCGACACTTCCCAGACATCGGCAAACGGGTCTGCAGCGGACTGCACCGCGGTCGGCCTGTCGTTGGTCTGCTCCAGCTTGGTCTTGGCGTCATTGAGCTCCCGCTCGAGCGCCTCGGCCTTCTCCAGCGCCTCTTTCTTCTGGCGCGTGAGCTTGTCGATGCGTTTGCGGTAGCCCAGCGAATCCTCGTCGCTGTTCTCTTCGGTCTCGGAAAGAACCTCCTGCTCAGGCGACTCGGCCTGGGCGTCCGTTTGTTCTGCGGTCGGCTCCGCATCCTCGGCCTGATCGTCCACGGAAGTGGCTTCCGGCTCCGGCACTTGTCGCTCGACGGCTGATGCCTTCTCTTCCTCCCCGCTGAATCGTGTCTTCAGTAGCTTCGCCAACGCCGATTCGTCGAACTGCATCGGGTTGATTGGGGGCTGTGCCGTGTTTTGGGCAGGTTTCGCTTCCTGTGTATTCGTCGGGATGTCCATGCTTTTAGACCCTGCAAGCCGGGTATGCTGCGCCAGGGTTGTTTAAGGCCAACCAAGAAGCCGTTGTTTGAGTGAGAGTCTAGAATTGACCAGAAGTCAATCCCCTCCCATTTCTTAACGCACTGATTTGTGCGATGAGATCCTTGATCGCGGCTGCCCGGCCTGAGTTGTAGGCACGGTCCTCTGCGGAAAGTGATGGGAGGAGGGCGTTGAGCACCTCGTCCCGCAGCGTGTCGTCGATGAGTTGGCCCATGGCCTTGAGCACCGGGTGATCCTCGGACACGGAAAGGGCCTCCGAGAGTTGTTCGTCGGTCAATTTCATTGGACTCCAAGTCGGCCGGTGATGGCGTTCTGCTGCTGCTGGACACTGAACTGCAGGTTCTCAATGTACTTCTGCAGGTTGGCCTGAAAGAGCGGGTCCTGCTGGAGCTGGGCCTGATATTTCGGGTTGGATTGCAGGACCTGTTGGCTGAATTGCAGACGCATGGGCGCGGTGGGGTCGTTCTCCCGGAGTTGGGGAGGATTGCCGAGCGACATGAGCGCGATCTCGTCGTTGGTCTCGTTGAACATCTTCTGCGCGGCCGGTCCCTGCTGCATGACGAGTTCGCTGGCGAGGTTGGGGTCGATGGCTCGGAGGGCGACACTGATGAGCTTGGCACGGTCGATGACGCCGGCGGTGTCGAGGGGCAGGACGAGGGTACTGATGGCCTTGAGCTTCTCGGTCACGAGGTCGGTGGACAGCTCGCGGATGTCGAATTTGAGCATCACGTCGAAGTCCTGAATGTCGGGAGGCAGCGGGGTGGCCGAGGCTGTGATGCGCTGGATCTCGGCGGGGCCGACGTACTGGAGCGTGAGGGATAGGACCTGGCGGAATGCCTCGGTCCAGCCGTGCAGCCAGTTGTTGATCAGGCGCTGCTGGCGCATCTGGGTGATGACCGGCGGGACCTTCTCGGTCGGGCGGCCGAAGTAGCGGTCGGTCTGGGCCTCGATGGCCGCGATCAGTTGAAAGGCAACACCGGGCTCGCGGGCGGGTGGTGCCAGGAAGCCGATCTCGCCGCGGCGCAGCACTGGGATCTGGATAGCGGGACCGATCTTCAGGTTGCCGCCGCGGGTTTTGGGGACCTCGATGGGCGGGAGCGTGGCGAGGGACGTGTAGTCGAAGATGGAGTCGCGCTGGGCCTTGACCTCGTGCTGCCAGGTGGAACAGACCTCGGGCACGCCGCGGCTCTCGGTGATCTGGCGGTGGATGAGCTCGGAGCGCCAGATAACGAATGGATACTGGCCGTGCGTGTAGTCCAACAGGTCGAAGTAGCCCCACTTGTCACCGACCTGGGGGCTGAAGACGGTGTAGAAGACGCCCGGGATACCGTCGGAGTCGATTGACTTTTGGTAGGCGTAGACCACTTCGATCAGGTTTTCGCGGTCGAGGATGGAGTTTTCGGCAAGGCCGACGGCTGCGTAGGTGTAGGCGGAGTAATCGGAGAAACGGCCCATCGTGTTGATGGCTTCCTGCGCCCACTCGGCGTCCCAGTCCTCGGTCTCGACCTTGTTCAGGAGTTGGGCCTCGGTCATGTAGTAGCGGCGGAAGACAACCCGGGCGGACTGGATGTCGGTGGTCTCGGGCGGGAACACCAGCTCGTCGTAGGGTGCCAGGGCAGCGACCATGGGCTTGTTGCTGACCATGGTGGGGATGGGGAAGTCGCACTCGCCCTCGGTGCGCAGGTCGCGGATGGCCTTGAGCGCCCGGCGCTTGCGCAGGTTGGGGAAGGCGGCGAGCAGGAGCTCCGCGGATTGGTCGTCGGCCTCGGGGTTAGCGATGAGATTGGGCAGGTCGGCCAGGATGGAGCCCTCGGGCGACTGGGCTGCCAAGGCCATGATCTGGTCCATAGTCAGGTACTGCTCCTTCTGCCCCATCTCCTGCTGCCAGGTGACATGGACGCCGGCCCAGCCGTAGGTCCAGAGGTACTGCGAGAGTAGTTCGACCTCGCGGGTCAGGTCGTTGTACATCCGGGAGTTGACCGTCCAGTCCATCAGGTTGTGCGCGGTGACCGCCTGGTCGAGCTGGCTGATGTTGGTGGGCGACACGCGGAGCATCGAGCGCCAGAAGGACGTGGAACAGAGGTCGACGAGGCCGTTGATCACCTCGTCGGCCAACGGGATGCGCGTGTCGGAGGCACCGTCCCAGGGGAAGGCCGGCTTGTTGCGGTTGGCATCGTTGTTCTTCTTGCCGTCGTCGGTCTGCCCAGGCCAGCGGCAGTAGCGCACATTCTCGGCATTCTCGACCCGGGCGAAGACGCCGTAGTCGGTGGCCGAGCGCCGCAGCTCCTCGGTCAATGCCGGTACATTGGGCTCGTCGCCGACCCGTGCCATCACGTCGGTTGCTTGCTTGTAGGAATCTCCTTGCATAGTGAAATGGTTTAGTATCCGCCGCCGCCGCGGCAATCAAAGCCCCCGCGGCCTACGAAGGCAAGACCTGAGACTAAAAGCATCCCCAGGCAGTCGATTGGATCCTTGGTCGCGCCTTTC